CTGTTCGACCCGAACCCGGTCGGCCCGGGTGACGACGACGACGATAGTGACGACGACGACGACGATGCAGACGTGAAGAGCTCTCACTAACAGCGCGCGCGGGGGGTTGTGCGTGCTGAATCATCAAACACGAGTGGGGGGCCGGTGCGGGCCGTGAAACCGACGCCAAGCAACGGCCGAGCGGCGAGCTTGCGGCACGAGGATCGGCTCGAGCTGCACGACCTCGTGCTCGAGCGCGCGGTGTTGTGCGCGGCGATGCTCTTGCCCGGGTTCGCGCTCGCGTCAAAGGTCGTGCCCGACGACTTTTACTCGCACTCGAACGGCCAGATCTTCGCGGTTCTGTGCAAGCTCGCGTCGGAGGGCAAACCTCACGACACGGCCGCGTTGCACGACGCGCTGCACGACGCGGGTCGGCTCGGTGCCGTCGGCGGCGATGAGTATTTGCTCGCGGTCACCGAGACCATGCCGAGCGATCAGACCGACACGCGTCGATTGCGCCGGCTCGCTCGTCGACGCGCGGTGCACGATGCCGCCGCGCTCGTCGCCGGCAAGGCCGGGAGTGACGAGCTCCCGCGGTACCTCGCCGCGCTCGATGGTGCGCGCGCAGCCCTTGAGGCCGTCGACCGTGACGAGTCTGTCGCGCGCATCCCGACGCTCTCTGAGCTCGCACTCGCACTCGGCGCCGTCGGCACGCGTTTGCCGACCGGGTTGCCGGCGCTCGACGCGGCGACGCGTGGGGGTCTGCCTCTCGGCCGCTTTGTCGCACTGCTCGGTGCGCCGGGTGCGAGTAAGACGAATCTGTGCGCATGGCTCGCCGATGGATGGGAGCGGGCCGGGTGCGCGGTTGCATTCCTCGCGGCCGACGAGTCGCGCGAGGCGATTGTCACGCGGCTCGGTCAGCTCGACGGGCACGACCGCGAGGCGCTCGAGGGTGTCGACCCCGGTCGACGTGAGACCTTCGCGCGCAGCTCCCGAGCTCGCGCGATCGTCGTGATCGACCCGTACGACGACGAGCTGTTTCTCGAGGATGCCGAGCGGCTCTTGCTCGAGGGCGCAGGCGACCGGCCGCGCGTGATGTTCGTGGACTCGATCCAAACCGTGCCGTGTCGCGAGGCGTTGCAGTACGAGACCACCCGCGAGCAGATCGAAGCGACGGTGCGGGTGATCAAGCGCATTTGCCGCCGCGGCACGCTCGTCGTCGCGATTTCGGAGATGAGCCGCGCGGGGTATCGCACGGGCAAGCGCGATCAGGATATCAGCGCGCTCGGTGCCGGCGCCGAGTCGCGGGCTATCGAGTACGCCGCGCACTTGCTGATCGGGTTGCGCTCGGTCACCGGCGAGGTCGGCGTCGTCGATCTCGAGGTCGCGAAAAACCGCCTCGGCAGTGCCAAACCCGAGATCCGCACGCGGCTCGACTTCTCGTCGCTCTCTTGGCGCGAGATCGAGAAGCCCGAGCATGACGACGTCGACCGCGAGCGAGCCAAGTCAACGCAGCTGCGCGAGCGAGCCCTCGCCGCGTGCGCGCGTGAGGAGTGCCGCACGCTCGCCGCCATCATTCGCGGCGCCGGCATGCGCAAGCGCGACGGCAACTCGATCACCCGCGAGCTCGTCGAAGAGGGGGTGCTCGTGCGCGTCGACGGGGTCTATCGGGTTGCTCAACCGGGAGTGCCGTCATGAGGATGCATGGCTGTTTGTCACCCGGTGCAAGCGATTCGCCGAGGTCCGCGAGGTCCATCGAGGTCCATCGAGGTCCCGGACCTGGACCCGCACAGAGGTCCCTGAGGTCCCTCTCTCCTTTAGGGAGAGGGACCTCTGGACCTGTGCTGCGTAGGGTAGGGACCGAGGGGCTACCGTGCCGAAAGCAGAGTCGAACAAATGCCCAGCGCACGAGGCGGGGGGTAGAGAGCGGCGGTCGGGCCTGGTTCGGGAGCGATCGGCCGCACGCAGCTCGAGCGCCGTCTAGGGGCCGCCGCGGGCCGGGAGCGCGAGGGACCTCGATCGGCGTTTTTGGGGGGGTCCGCGAGGGGCTCGAGCGGGTGCAACGGGAACCACCACCCGCCGCAACGCGCGTTGCAGGGGGGGTGCGGTCGTGACCGAGCTCCGACGCGTCGTGCTCGGCCTCGATCAGGGCAACAAAACCGGGTGGGGCATCGCTCCCGAGCGCGGCCGGGTGGTTCGGCACGGCCTCGCAAAGAACGTCGCCGACCGCGTTGCCGTCGTGCAGCTCGCGCTCGAGTACGTGTGCGGCGATGCCTCGGCGCTGTTCGTGATGTTCGAGCAGCATGACCACATGCCGGCGACGCGTCTCACGAACGCGGACCACACCACGCAACGCAAAGGCCCGCGGCAAGCTGCACCCGAGCGCTCGAACGCATCGCTGATCGGCATGGGTAAGAATTACGGCATCTGGCTCGGGATGCTTTACGTCGCCGGCCTGCATCCCTCGCACGCGCTCGAGGTGCAGCCCTCGACATGGCGATCACGCGTGCACGGCACGACTCGAGGCGACGTCAAGAAGGCGGCCGTCGACTGGGCTCGCGCTTACCTCGGCGAGGAGCCGATCGACGACAACCATGCCGAGGGCGTTGCGCTCACCGTGTTCGCGTCGATCGACGGGCTCGCACGGTACGACGCCGAGCGCATGAAGACTCGCATCGAGGGCCGCGCCAAACGCGCAGCGGTCAAACAGGGCGATCTGTTCGGGGGCGGCAAGTGAGCGACAAGATCGGCAAGTCAGTGCAGACGATGCACACGCATAAGGCGATGCTCACCTTCACGCGCGAGGAGCTGCGCATCCTGCTCGATGCGCTCGAGCTCCCGATCGGCCTCGCCGCCGTCGACGAGCGAGCCGCGACGCTCAAGGCTCGCATCCAATACGCGCACGACGCGTTGACACCGCCCCCGGTGCGCGAATGAAACGACGCGCAACGCATCGCGAGTACGTGTTCGGCGAGCAGCTTTGCCGCGTGCGCACGTTCGCGGGCCGCGTCGAGTACATCGTCGACTACCGCGAGGAGCTCTTGCAGGTGTTCGAGGATCTCGAGCGTCGGTGGCGCCTCGACGACGCGCACCTCGATCGCGAGTTTGGGATACGGCGCACCTCGATCCTGTACGCGCTCGATCTGCGCGCGGCGATCGACTCGGTGCGAGGCAATGTTCCCGAGCGCACGTCGCGCTCGGCGCAATCGGAGACGGATCATCATGAGCAAGCAATCGGCAACCGAAAAGAAGGCACGCGGGCCGCTCACGAGCGTCGGTGGTGGCAATGGTGGCGCAGCGCCGGCCGAGAAAAAGGCGCGCAAGCCTCGCGGTGAGGGTACGCCTCGCGCGAGTAAGGATTTCAACGCGCAGCTGCGCGCACTCGCGAGCTCGCATCGCAGCAAGCTCGGCACGCTCGTCGCGCTCGAGGAAAAGCTCGAGGCGCAGCGCATCACCGCGACCGAGAAGATCGATCGCAAGCTCGCAACGGTGCGCGCTCAACGTGAGGCGGCCGAGGCGCCGTTGCGCGACGTCGAGGCGATTCTCGCTGCGCGGCCCGCGCTCCCGGGCATCGAGCCCTCACCCGAGAACGACAACATCACGGCCGCGCCCGAAATCACCGCCGCACCGGAAGCGACGGTGAACCAGTGATCGGCATCGCTCACGAGCCGTCGCAAGCGATCCTCGACGCGCTCAACGAAGCCTTGGGAGAGGGCACGTACTCGATCGCCTATCACGACGGCCCGAACGGCGTCGCCGGGATCATTCGCTTGCGCGAGGCGCCGCAACGCGAGTTCAAGACGTCATTCGCGCGCGACGCCGAGAAAGAGCAAGTCGAGGCCGTGTGGCAAGAGCTCGTCGCGCGCACGACCGCAACGCTCAAGGCCGAGCGTGCACAAGAGGAAGCGGCGGCACGTGCGTATCGGCCCGAGCCCGCACCCGAGAACGAGGTCAAGCCCGGTGAGGCCGTGCCCGGCACGCTCACCGAGGGGCAGACCGATGCCGAGGGCACGACGCTCGCCGAGCCGGATGCCGTACCCGAGGCCGAGAACGAGCTCGGTGACGATCATGCCCGGGTGATCGGTGGCACCGGCACGAGCGAGCACCCGTCGACGGGAGGCGGCGACCACTTCGAGAGCTCGACCGCCGACGAGAGAAAGGAGTAGCCCGCGTGTCGTGACGGCCACCCCCTACATGAACCGTTATCGCGAGTTGATCGCTCAACGTCTCGTGTCGCTAGCGCGTAAGCGTGCGCGCGCACGGGGGGTGCCATTCGACCTACAATCAACCGACGTGGTAGTGCCCGAGCGTTGCCCGGTCCTCGGCGTTGCACTCAAACTCGAGGCCGGGCCGTTCTCTGACAACTCGGCGACGCTCGATCGCATCGTTCCCGAGCTCGGGTATGTGCGCGGGAACGTCGCCGTGATCTCGAGTCGAGCAAACACGCTCAAGAGCAATGCGTCTCTCGCCGAGCTCGCCGCACTGCACGGATACGTTGCAGCGAACCTCAATAGCGTTGCGGTGAAACCGCGCGAGCCAATCGCAAGCGAGTCGCTCGTGCAGGCGCACAAAGCGCGGTCGTGCGCGGAGTGCGCTGCCGTGCTCAGTCCGAAGCGCTCACCGTGCGAGGCGACAGTTCTGTGTCGATCGTGTGCGATGCGAAAGGCATGGGCCTCCGAGGAGTACCAGGCATCGATCATGGCTGCGCGTGCGAAACGTCGGAAGCGGTGCCGCGTGTGTGACGAGCCCGGCCTCGGCGAGGGTGCCAACTACCACCCCGAATGTTGGGCCAAGCATGCGCAATCATTGAGGTAGGGGCATGACAGTCTATTGGGGGGCCAAGGCCGGGGGGCCTCGTGTGCGTGGTGCGGGAGTAAATATCTGTAAAATGCACCTTGACCGTCAACCATGAGTAAAACCGCAACGAAATCGAGCCCGAAAGCGCGTGTGTCAAGCGCGCGCGCGTCGACGTCAAGAGCGTCAAGCGCCGAGCCCGACCTCGAGGCCGACGAGCTCGACGACGAGGAGCTCGACGACGAGCCGGCGCCGGCACCCGAACCGCTGCGCGCACCGGCGAAACCGATCCGTTCCGAGGGGCAACGCATGTTGCTCGACGTGCCCGGCTCGCTCTCTCAGATCGGCAAGGCGGTCGGCGCGAGCAAGCAATCGATCGCGCAGTGGCGAGACGGCCTGTATGTGCCCGACGATCGGTACCGCCGCGCGCTCGCGAGCCACTTTGGCATCCCGTTCTCGGCATGGGGTGCGGCCGAGGAACCCGAGCCCGAGCTCGAGCTCGACGACGACACCGACGACGAGGAGCTCGAGGGCACGGCCTCGGCGCTGCGCGACTACGAACGCCTGATCAAGCTCCTGCGAACGCAGCTGAAAAACGGCAAGCTCACCCCCCGCGAGCGCGCGCAGCTCACCGACGCCTTTTCGCGAGCCCTCACGCAAAAAACGAGGCTCGAGCGCGACCGCGAGATGCTCGAGGACCGCACGATCCGCGATCACCCGAAGTGGCAACGCCTCAAGAAAGCGATTATCGAGGCCCTCTTGCCGCACCCGGCCGCCGCGCGCGACGTCGAGGCAGCGGTGCAACGAATCCTCGGCGAGGACGGCGACGCCGAGTAACGTGTACATGTGCACGTGTACACATGTGAACATGTCACCGTGAAAGGAACCGGCCCCCATGAGTGGTAAGCGTGTTTTGACCGAGGATCAGCGCGATCAGGTGGCAAGTCGCTACCGCAAGGGCGAGACGATCGTCGAGCTCGCCGAGGCGTTCAAAGTCTCGACGGCCCCCATACTGACGGCGCTGCGCGAGCTCAACGTACGGATCCGCTCGCCGGCCGAGTCGCGCAAGCTCGGCAACGCGCGCGCTCAAGTCGCCGAGGCCGGGAGGCAGATCCGCACGATCAAGAGCTCGATGCGCGGGTGGGGTATCTCGTGACGGTTGGCACCCCGAACGAGGTCGAGGTCGAGCTCGGCCGACAGTACGCAAAGCTCGCCATGCTCGCGATCCTCGACGGCGCCAAGCCCGAGGACGAGCACCCCGACCTCGCGGCGACGCTCGCCGCCGCGTTCGCCACACACCGCGCGCGTAACACCGAGCTCGTCGGCTCGATCTTGTACGGCCTCGAGCTCGAGTGCCTCACCGACGAGGCCCTCGACGCGTTCTCGCGAGGATGGACACCCGATCAAGTGCGGCGCCTCGTCGCGGCATACCGCTCGCTCCGACACCACGTCGACGCGGCGAGCGAGCTGATCCCTCAGGTACTGTCCGGCGCACGCGCGCGTTAGGAGTGTCCCGGGTGAATGGCGACGAGCACCGCCTCGAGCGAGATAGCGAAGCGTAGGCCCGGCCGGCCCCTCAAGTTTGTCGGGGGGCCGCTCACGTATGCCGGCGACTTCGCGGCGTCGTTCTTTCCCGCGCTGCACGCGTCGTTCGGCGTCACGTTCCCGAGCCCGATGTACCGCGAGGAGCCGGTGCGGTTCGCTCGCGAGATCGCAGGCGTCGACCCGTGGTCGGCACAGATCGCGATTCTCGAGGGTGTACGCGACCACATGCGCGTCGCCGTGAAATCCGGGCACAAGATCGGCAAGTCGGCCTCGGCCGCGCTCCTCGCTCTCTGGTTTTATTGCAGCTTCGACGCGGCCCGCGTCGTCATGACGAGCACGACGTCGAGGCAGGTCGACGAGATCTTGTGGCGCGAGCTGCGCATGATGCACGCGCGCTCTGGTCGGTGCATCGAGTGCAAGGCCGAGCTGATCCGCAACCCGAACGCGCGCATCACGCGGCCGTGCCCTCACTCGTCGCTAATCGACGGCGACCTCGGCGAGCTCGCACGCACCGGCCTCAAGTCAGACGATCAGTCGTTTCGCGAGATCGTCGGGTTCACCGCGAAACAGGCCGAGGCGGTCGCGGGTATCAGCGGCGAAAACGTTCTGTACATCGTCGACGAGGCGAGCGGCGTCGCGCGCGAGATCTACGAGGCGATCGAGGGCAACCGTGCTGGCTCGGCGCGCGTCGCGCTGTTCGGCAACCCCACAAAGAACGACGGCGAGTTTTACGACGCGTTCAATAGCAAGGCCCGCTTCTACTTCTGCCTGACGGTCTCGAGCGCGTCGACGCCGAACGTAGTGAGCGGCAAGCGCTTGATCCCGGGCCTCGCGACGCGCGAGTGGGTCGAGGAAAAGGCCGAGGAGTGGGGGGTCAAGTCGGCCCTGTACAAGGTGCGTGTCCTCGGCGAGTTTGCCGAGCACGAGGCCGGCAAGATCTTCTCGCTGCACACCATCGCGCAAGCCGAGGAGCGATGGAGCGAGGCACCGGCGTCGGGCCGCTTGTACATCGGCGTGGATCCCGCGGGTGAGAAGGGCTCGGGCGATGACATCGTGTTTGCGCCTCGCCGCGGGCTCAAGTTGCTCGAGCTCGTCGTGCGTCGCGGGCTCGACGCGGCCGGGCACTTGCTCGAAGTGGTGCAGCTGATCGCGCGCCTCAAGACACCGCGCGAGACACCCGTCGTCGTCGTCGACCGCGGCGGCTCGATCGGCTCGAAGGTGTACACCGCACTGCGCAACTACGCCGACGACAACGAGGGCTCGTTCGAGGTCGTCGGGATCAGCTCGAGCGACAAGAGCTTGCGGCAACCCGAGATCTACCACTTGATGCGCGACGCTCTCGCCGCCTCGCTCTCGGCCTGGTTCGACGCCGGGGGTGCGATTCCCGAGGACACCAAACTTGCGAAAGAGCTGCACGCGCCCGAGTGGCATCAACGCGCCGACGGCAAACTCAAGGTCACGGCGAAAGAGACGCTGCGCAAGATCCTCGGCCGCTCACCCGATCGGCTCGACGCGCTCGCACTGTCAGCATGGGAGCCGCTCTCACTACGCGAGAGCACCTCAACCGATAGCGTCGTGCAGTCTGACTATCAGACCCGCAACGCGCGCGATCCGTTCGACCCGTACGCCGGTGCGGCGATCTGGGAAAAGCGGTGACCGAGGGCCGCCGACTCTTACTGTGCGTGTTGCAACGTATCCGCGCGCGCGAGGTCGCGTTGCGCGCGCACGTATCGCAAGGGGCCGTGTCGCATTGGAGCTCGGGCACGTGGAAACCGAGCAAAAGAGCGCGCGCAATGCTCGAGAGGCACGTCGGGATCGCGGCGGCGACGTGGGATCAGTCTGCAAACGTCAAACGTCAAGAGTCTGCACGCACTCGCTAGTTTAGGACGCACGTTCGCAGCGCATGCGAATCATGCCGTCGATGGGTGCACGCACAAGACTCCTCGCCTCGGCCGCGGCTCTCATGGGTATCAGTACCTATGAGCCGCCGCTCGGTGATGTAGTCGGCCCGAGCGAGGCGGCGATCGAAGCTGCGCGTCGCATGATGGGTGGTGGGCTCTCGAGTATCCCGGCGACGCGCACGCGCTGGTACATGTCCGAGCTCGAGGCGGCCGAGTATCAGGCCAATCAAGGCGACTTGAGCACGGCCGCGATGTTGATGAGTGCCGCGCGCAAAGATGGGGTGATCTCCGGCGTGCTCTCGACGCGCACCTCGGGCCTCGTTCGTTTGCCGAAGCGCTTTCGCGGGCCGGCCTCGATGGTGGCGCAGCTCGAGCTCGGTCACGGGCAAGTGCGCTCGGTGTTCGACGAGATGTTGCCGCCGCAAGATCTCGCGGTGCTCGCGGCCGACGGCGAGTTGCTCGGCGTCGGCGTCGGCGAGCTCGTGCCCGTGCAGGGCCGCACGTATCCCGTGTTCGTGCGCCTCGATCCGCAGTTTCTGCGGTACCGATGGAACGAGTCGCGCTGGTACTTTCAGAGCAACGCTGGCCCAATCCCGATCACACCCGGCGATGGCCGATGGGTGTTGCACACGCCGGGTGGTCGGCTCTCGCCATGGATGCACGGCCTTTGGCGCGCAGTCGGCCGCGCGTACATCCGCAAGGAATACGCCGCGACGTACAAAGACAGTTGGGAAGCGAAACTCGCACACCCTGCACGTGTTGCGTACGCACCGAACGGATCCGTCGAGGCGCAGAAGGACACGTTTTTCAAACAGGTCATGGCATGGGGGCTCAATACCGTGTTCGGCCTCTCGCCGGGATACGAGATCAAGCTACTCGAGAGCAACGGCCGCGGTTACGACTCATTCGTCAAGACGATCGCCGCGCAGAATGAAGAGATTCAGATCTGCATCGCGGGTCAAACCGTTACGACCGATGGTGGCGCGGGCTTTCAGAATTCAGACATCCATCGCGCGATCCGTGCCGACCTGATCAAGGCGACGGCCGACTCACTCGCGTACACCGTCAACACTCAGGTGTTGCCCGCGTGGGTCGCCGGTGAGTACGGCGAGGATGCACTCGATCATTGCCCCGTCGTCGAGTGGGACGTCACACCTCCCAAGGATCGCACCGCCGAGGCGACCGCGCTCAACATCGGCGCACAAGCAATCGTCGCGCTCACCGAGGCGCTTCGTGCACAGGGCCGCGAGCTCGATATCGATGCCATGTGCCTCAAGTTTGGCATCCCGGTGCGCGGTGACATCAACGGCGACGGTCGACCCGACCTCGACGCCGACAAGCCCGACGAGGGCGATCAACCCGAGCAACGCGCGGCGGTGTCGCTCGTGCGCGAGGCGGCATGACGATGCGTCGACGGTACGACAAGCAAGGCATCCTCGCGCTACGGCCCGAGGCGTTTTTCGACCTGTTCATCGAGCCCGATGAGCCGTCGAACGAGACGATCGGCGACTGCGAAGTGGTCGCGATCCGAGGCCCGCTCGAGCACCATGACGATTGGTGGTGCGACTCGTACGAGGCGATTCTCGACCGCGTCACCGCCGCTTGCGAGAGCACCTCGAGCACCATCGTGCTCAAGATCGACTCACCCGGGGGTGAGCTGTTCGGGTGCTTCGACGCTGCGCGCACGATCCGCAACCGCGTCAAAGCGGCCGGCAAAAAGCTCGTCACATACGTCGACGGGTGCGCGTGCAGCGCGGGCTACGCACTCGCGTGTGCGGCCGAGCGGATCTACACGAGCTCAACCGCATTCACCGGCTCGATCGGAATCATGATCACGCGGGCCGACCTCACGACTCGAGACACCGCGATGGGTGTCCAGTTCGCGATGGTGGCGAGCGGTAAGCGCAAGCTCGACGGCAACCCGCACACATCGATCACAGAAGCCGAAATGACGGCGATGCAGAGTCAGTGCGACTCGCTCGCCGAGCTGTTTTTCGAGCTCGTCGCAAGTCTGCGCGGCGTCAATGCCGACGCGATCCGCTCGCTCGAGGCGAGCGTTTTCCATGGTGCGGCGGCCGTCGAACACGGCCTCGCGGATCAGGTTGCGAGCTTCGACGAGATGCTCGCGCAGCTCGCAAAAGGAGACACGATGCCACCCGAAGACGACAAGCCCGACGACAAGAAAGAAGACGACAAGCCCGAGGCGTCGGCCGCCGACGTCGACGAGGCACGCACCGCGCTCGAGCGCGCAGCGGCCGACGGTGACGAGCGAGCGCAACGCGCGCTCGACGTCCTCAACGGTGACGAGGGTGGCGAGGGTGAGGGCGAGGGTGACGAGGAGGCCCGCTCGAGCGCGAGCTCGGCCCGTCGCGCTCCCGCTGCGCGCAACGCTGCGCCGCGCGTCTCGGCCGACTCGGCCGCGGGCCTCGCGCGCACCGTCTCGGCGCTCTCGCGCGACGTCGCGCAGCTCAAGGGCGAGAAGGATGCCGCCGAGCGCTCGGCCATGCTCGCGAGCCGGCCCGACCTCGGCACCGAGCTCGCCGCGCACCTCGCAACCATGCCGTACAAGGATGCGAAGGCGATCGTCGATCGCATGCCCAAGCCCGACGCACCGCCGAAGAAAAAGGCGACGTCAACCGCCGTCGTCGCGCCGACCGTGCGCGGTGCAACCGAGGGCGAGGGCGGCTCGAGCGGCGTCGTCGCGAGCGCGGCGACCGAGGCGCTCGACAAAGCCTTCGGCATCACGGGTCCGCAGTCCGGTGTGCGTCGCGAGGGCAACTCGCTCTTGTTCAGCGCACCCGCTCGCCGCGAGCTCAAGTCGCCGGCCGCCAAACCGTCAACGCCTGCAACCTCGGTCGCTCCCGGCGCCGCGAAAGGATAACGAGCCATGACCGCACTAGTTCGCGACCGCGCTAACTCCATGGAGCGATGGACGCACCATCTGTTCCCGCTGAAGTCAGGTTTCAAGGCTTTCAAGAATGCGAAAGTCGGCCTGATCATCGGCGAGGGCAAGGTCGTGCCCATGGCCAACGATCCGAACCTCCTCGAGATCGGAGTGTTCGACGAGGCGATCGACGCGTCGCTCGCACAAGCGAACGTCAACGTCAACATGGGCATGGAGATCGAGGCTCGGTGGTGGGCGCAAGACGCATCCATCACCGCGGCCGACGTCGGCAAGCTGTGCTTCGCGCTCGACGATCAAACCGTCACGCTCAACGCCGCGGGTGGCTCGATCTCGGGTCGCATCTGGCAAGTTGACTCGGTCGACGGTGTGCTCGTGCAAAAGCTCGAGTCGCTCGTCGACACCGCGCTCTCGAGCAGTGGCGCGGGTGTCATCGCGTTGCCCGCGTTCGCGGCCGGCGCCTCGGCACCCGCAGAGATCACCGACCGCGCGACGTACGACGTGCCGGTGACCGCCGCAAACTCGACGATCGATCTGCCGGCCGGCACGAGCGGGATGCGCATTTGGCTCTCGGCCGACGGCACCAAAAACGGTCACACGGTGCAGTACCGCGACGCCGCGAACGCAAACGCCGCGCTCACGACCGCGCTCACCGCATCGAAGCGACACCTCGTCGCCGCCATCTTCCTCGATGGGAAGTGGCGCGCAAACGCTTACGTGAGCCCGTAACCGGGCGAGCTCTGAAAGAAAGGACAGTCAGACATGCCCGCGCTCACTCCACAGTTCATGATGGATCTCGAAACTCGGATGCAGTTCGTCACCGAGAACGAGTACAGCCGACTCGTACAGGGCCTATGGTGGCAGAACCTCGCTAAGACGAAGACCACCACGGCGAGCAAAGAGATCATCGCGTGGCTCTTGAGCACGGCGAAGATCTACCCCGAAGGCAAGGGCGGCAACATCCGCTTTGACGACCTCGTGTCGACGTACACCACGATGGAACCGAAGTTCTCGGGTGCTGGGCTCAAGCTCAACAAAGCACAGTTCGAGGACACCGACGGTCAAGGCGTCAACCTCGCCGCCGAATGGTCGAGTCAGATCGGCGCGCAGATCGCGTACTGGCCGCAAGAGCAAGTCGCTGACTTCCTCATGACGGCGCACAACGCGGGCACCTTCACCGGGTACGACGGCAAGCCATTCTTCGCAGTCGATCACCCGGTCAACCCGTACCGCACCGGCGTCACGTACGCGAACCTGTTGCAGGGCACGGCCGGCGTCGGCGGCAACTCGGGCACGACCTCGCCGGGTGCACTCCCGATCGACGCGTCGGTGCCCGTCGACACGGCCTTGCTCAACCTGCAAAAGCTGTTTTCGTACATCGCCTCGATCAAGATGCCGAACGGCAAGCAACCTCGCCGGTTGCGCCCTCGATTCATCCTGACACCGCCGTCGCTCACGTTCCGCGCGGTGCAGCTCACGCAAGCGAAGTTCATCGCGCAACTCGCGTCGGGTGGTGGCGCAGCGTCGGCCGACGTCGAGGCGCTGATCCAAGCCCTCGGGTACGCCGCTCCCGTGCAGGCCGACGAGCTCGCCGGGTTCGAGAACGAGACCACGTACTACGTCGCGTGCGAGCAGCTCACGAGCTCGCAACTCGGCGCGATCACCTTCCTCGAGAGAGAGCCGTACAAGATCCTGTACTACGGCAGTCAGACCGAGGCCGAGCTCGACCGTCGCGACGAGTACGAGTGGCACGTCAAGGGCCGCAACGGGATCGGCGCCGGTCACCCCTTCTTGCTCTTCAAGATCAAGGGCTCCTGATCGCGCGCGCGGCTCACTCACACGACTAAGGGTGCACGTGTCGAAATATCTGACGATCGCCGAATTCAAGATGCGCACGATCATGCCTTGGGCACAGATCGATCGCATCGAGGCGCAGCTCGCCCCCGGGTGGCTCGACTCGCAATTCGCGTCGTCGTCGGGTTGGATCGACATGCGACTCGCCAAGCGGATCAAGGTGCCGCTTAGTGAGCCGGTGTCCGACGTCGTCAAGGGGTGGGTCGCGCGTATGGTTACGCTGCGCGCGTACCTGCAACACGGCATCCCGGCGAGCGACGCACAGATCGCGCTCGTCACCGCCGACGCTGAAAAGGCCGAGGGCGAGGTCAAAGAGGCGGCCGACGGTCAACTCAGTCTGATCGACCTCGCGCCGAGCGATCAGTCATCGAGCGCGGTGCTGTACGGCGGCACGCGCAGCTACTCCGAAGCATCGCCATACGTCGGTTACGACGTGCAGCTCGCACGCGGTCGCAACGAGGATCGCAACCGTGGGGGTTCGCGGTGAAGCGCAACGGTGACGCCGAGCTCGAGGCGATGATCCGTAAGATCCGGGCTATCCCGGGTCTCGCGCGTCGTGCCGCTCCCGACGTCGCCGAGGCGGTCAAAGCCGAGCTCGAGAAGACGATCACCGCGGGCACCGCTCCCGACGGCAAGCCATGGCAGGCGCTCAAGTACGGGGGCGGCCGGCCGCTCACCGGCGCCGGCAAGGCTCTCTTCGTCGCGGCCGTCGGCAACCGCGTGGTGTGTCACGTGCGCGGTCACATCGCGCGTCACACGCTCGGCCGCGCTCGAGGCGGCATCGTTCGGCGCGTGCTCCCGCTCAAGGGTGTACCGCCTGCAATCGCTCGAGCGATCAAGCGCGAGCTCGCGGCCCACTTCATCGCCCACATGCAAGGGGGGCAGTAGTGGCGATCGTGTTCGCGCTCACGCGACTGTTTGACGCCGTCGTCGCGCGCTTTGCGCTCGACGGTGCCGACGTGCCGCACACCTTCGGGTGGCTCGCGACGTCGGAGCAAATGCAGGGCCTCACGCGCGTCACGTGGACACCCGGCGATCCGGGTGGCTCGCTCGGTGCGCTCACCGCGCCCAAGTACACCGGGCAGACCCCGCAACGGCAACTCGCCACCCTCGGCGAGCTGTGCACCATCGAGATCACCGCGTTCGACCCGGCGAGTTCGAGCAACGAACGAGCGCAGTATCAGGCGGTGCGCGAGGTGCTCGACGCCGAGCTGCGCGCGATTCACCTCGCGGCCGTCGGCACCTATCAGATCGTCTCGAGCGCGTGGGTCGGCGGTGATCGCGGCCGGCGCAGTGGCGCAACGATCCGCATCGTGATCGCCGTGCAAGCCCCGGTGCTCGACCTCGCGATCGCCATCGCACCCGCGGACACCGGCGCCGCGATCGACCTGCACGAGCTCGACGTCACCGAGCCGATCGATGTTCCGCCTCCCGTTCCCTCGCCATAGGAGCTAGCGACCCATGACTCAGCCCAACGTTTCGATCACCGAGCTCGACGGCGCACTCGCCGTGTTGCCGCCGAGCGCCGGCAAGCTGTACGCGATCGCCGGCTACTCGACGAGCGGCCCTCTCAACATGCCGGCCTCGTTTGCGCGCACAAAGGACGTGATCGCGACGTACGGCGCCGGCCCGCTCGTCGAGAAGGCTTGCGCGTACATCGAGCGCTTCGGCAAGCCCGTCGTGATCATCCGCACCGGCAGCTCGACGGCCGGCACGCCGGGCACGCTCGTGATCACCGGTGTCACCGGCACGAGCGTCGTGACCGTGACCGGCGTACCAAACGACGACTACGAAGCGCTTTTCAAGGTGCTCAACGGCGGCACGATCGGCGTCGCCGGCATCCTCTATCAATGGTCGCTCGACGGCGGTCGCAACTGGTCGGCGGCGACGGCGCTCGGCACCGCGAACACGTTTGCCTTCCCGGGAGCGGGTGGGCTCGGGCTCGCGTTCGCGGCCGGCACGCTCGTCGCCGGTGACAACGTCTCGACGCGCACCACCACACCGGCACCCTCGGCGGCCGAGCTCGGCGCCGGGCTCGACGCGCTCGCCGCCTCGGCGACGAATTGGGAGATCGTCACGCCGGCCGGCACGATCGACGGCACCGCGTTCGACACGCTCGAGCTCAAACTCGCGGCCCTCGCTGCACAGGGCAAATACCGCGCATGGATCGCCGACGCGCGCATGCCGAACGTCGGCGAGACCGAGGCGCAGTACAAAACGGCGCTCGACGGCATCTTCGGCTCGAAAGCAACCGTGTACGGCATGCTGTGCGCGGGAGCGTGCAAGATCACGAGCTCGGTCACCGGTCGCAAGTATCGCCGGCCGATCTCGTTCATCGTCGGCGCTCGCGAGGCGGCATCGAGCGAGGAGGTCAACAACGCCGACCCGAACCTCGGGCCGCTCGGCGTCACGATCCGCGATGCGAACGGCAACCCCGACGAGCACGACGAGTCTGTAAACCCCGGCCTCGACGACTCGCGCTTTACGACGCTGCGCACGATCGACGGCCTGCAAGGGGTGTACGTCAACCGGCCTCGACTGTTCTCGCCGGCCGGGTCTGACTTTCAGCTCTTGCCGCACCGCCGCGTGATGAACCTCGGTCACGCTGCACTGCGTACGTACTTCATGCGTCGGCTCAATAAGCCCGTGCTCGTCGACGCGCTCACCGGGTACCTCCTCGAAGAGGAAGCGCTCGAGATCGAGGCAGGCGCACTCGCCGTCATGCGCGCCACTCTCACCGCCAAACCCAAGGCGTCGGGTGTGATGTTCGCGCTCTCGCGCACCGACAACCTGTTGTCGACGAAGACCATGACCGGCGACGCGCGAATCATCCCGCTCGCGTACCCCGAGTTCATCACTCTAACCGTCGGGTTTTACAACCCGGCCTTGCAAGTGCAGGCGGTGTAATCATGGCCGATCAGATCAGAGTCAACGGCAACCTAATGTCGTGGGGATCGATCACCGTCAAGGTCGGCGGTGCTCGCTTTTACGGGTTCGACCTCGTGTCGTACGGCGACAAGCGAGAGCGCGCGTACTCGTACGGGCAAGGTCGCCACCACGCACCGCGAGGGCGCAGCGCGGGCAAGTACACTCCCGAGCCGGTCAAGCTGCGCGGCCCGAAAACGACGATGGCCGCACTCCGAAAGGAGCTCGCCGATCAGTCGAGCGACAAGAAGTCGTATGGCAACACCGAGTGCGAGATCGTCGTGCAGTTCGTCGAGCCCGGCTCGAGCGAGCTCCCGATCTGCGACGAGCTGCAACGGTGCGTGTACGTCGGCACCTCGGCGTCGCACGAGGAAAGCCCCGACCCCTTGAAAGAGGAGGTTGAGCTCTCGACCATGCTCGTTCTGCGCAACGGCCTCTCGCTGTTCGACGGGAGGCCCTAAGTCATGTCTGACACCTCTGACAGCCCCGAGGATCTCGAGCGTCTCGCCGCGGCAAAGGCCGAGCGGTCGCGCATCGCCGCGGCTCGCCTCGAGCGCGAAAAAGCGCGGTCGGTGTCCGAACAGCTCGCCGCCGAAGAGCGCGGGCTCAAGGATGATCAGGCGATCGAAAAGGCCGAGTGCGAGCACGGCCCGCTCGGGCAGAAGATCCGCGCAGTCAAAAGCGAGCTCGGCGTCGTGATCGTCAAGCGACCGCACCACGTCACGTATCGGCGCTTTCAGGATGCCGGCAAGGTCAACACGGTCGAGCTCTTCAAGCTCGTGACGCCGTCGCTCGTGCACCCCGACCTCGCGACGTTCGAGCGGTATTGCGAGGAGGAACCGGCGCTCTTGCTGCGCGTCGGCAACAACGTCGCCGCACTCGCGGGAGTGAAAACGGAGGAGGCAGCGGGAAAATAAGAGAGCTGCGCGCCGAGGCGGTGCACGACGCCGGGATCGCCGCCGCGTGTCTGCTCGCAGCTTTCAGACCCGACACCGAGACCAGCACCGACGAGGACGAGGTACGCGCGTACGTCGGCGCCTTGCTGATCCTCGACGGGATCCGCGAGCTCACTCAGATCCGCAAAGCTCTTTCATCGTGGGGTTGACGTCATGGCCGAGGAAGCAGACGCACAAGCGACATACTCGATCGACCTCGAAGACAACACCTCGGGTGCGGCCGAGTCGGCGGCGAACGCTCTCGCGACGCTGCAAAAGCAGATCAAAGGCGACACCGCCGAGCTCGCGAACATGCAACGCGCGATGAAGAATCTTCAAGGCGGCACCTCGGTCAACATCGAGCAATTCAAGAAGCTCAGAGACCAGATCGACGCCAAGAAGTCGGCCATCGCGCAAGCGCAGTCGGCGTACATCAACCTCGGCGGCAACTTCGCGAAAGGCAAGCAAGGTGCACAGTCGTTCTCGGAACGGCTCGCCGCGCTCGGCGTCACGGCGAAAGGCATGCCCGGCCCGCTCGGCGGCATGGTGGGGTCGCTCGAGAGCTTGAAAGGTCTCCTCGGTGGTGGCGCGCTCGCGCTCGGCGTCGTCGCGCTCTCGGCCGCTCTCGTCGCGCTCGCCGCCGCGGCCGTGCTCGCGATGGGTGCGCTCCTCAAGTATGGGGTCGCGCAAGCGAACGCGCGTCGCGGCGAGCTCTTGCAGCTCGAGGGCCTTACCAAAATGCGGAATTGGTACGGGCTCGCCGCGGGCAACGCGGGAGAGATGCAGTCGGCGATCGACGCGGTGAGCGGGTCGACGGCGCTCGGCCGCGAAAAGCTCGCGGGCTACACCGGCGAACTCTACAAAATGGGACTGCGCGGCAAAAATCTCGAGCTCGCCCTCGAGGGCGCAGCGATCAAGGGGGCCGTCCTCGGCGACGAGGGGGCAAAGTCCTTCATGCATTGGGCCGCGGGTGCCAACATGGCAGGCCAATCGGTCAAGCGACTCACCGACGACGTGAAGGCACGATTCGGCGGTGTCGCCGCGGCACAGTTGCTCGACCTAAACGTGCAGACAGAGAAGCTGCGCGAAAACTTCGGTCAGCTGTTTTCAAACCTGCACATCGAGGAGCTACTCAAGGGGCTCGCCTCGATCACCGCGCTCTTTTCGCAGTCGACCATGACCGGTCGCGCGCTGCGCAACATCGTGTCGCTCATGCTGCAACCGCTGATCGACGCGACGACGGCCGCGGCGCCGGTGATGAAGCGGTTTTTCCAAGGGCTCGTGATCGGCGCGCTCCTCGTCACGATCGCGGTGTTGCAGGTCCGCAAATGGTTTCGGCAGACCTTCGGCGACAGTGAGGTGCTCAAGGGCATGGATCTGCAGAAGGCCGCGCTGTACGCCGGGATCACCGCCGTCGGCCTGTTCGGTGTCGCGTTCGTGGCAATGGGTGCACTCGTCGTCGGAGCACTCGCCGCGGCGATGCCGTTCATTTGGGCCGCGGTGACGGCCGTCGGTGCGCTCGCGGTGAGCGGTTTGGTGCTCGCTGCACCGTTCATCCTCGGCGCGATCGCGATCGGTGCCCTCGTTGCGGCCGGTCTCGCTCTCTATGACCTTTGGAAAGAGGTCGATTGGACTGAATTGGGGTCGGCGATCGTCGACGGCATCGTCGGAGGGGTGAAATCGGGGGCGAAATGGGTGATCGACGCGGTTTCGGATCTCGGTGCGAACGCGATGACTGCTCTGAAAGAGAAACTCGGCATCGCATCGCCATCGAAAGCGTTTGCGCGCCTCGGTTTGGCCATCCCCGAGGGCCTCGAGAGCGGTGTCGAGGCCGGCACACCGGCCGCGAAAGGCGCAGTCGGCCGCATGGTCGACGTGCCGCGCATCCCGGCCGCTCCCGACGCGCGAGGCGGCGACGCTCGAGCTCCCGCGGGTGCGAAACCGAGCTCGATCACGCTCAACCTCGGCGGCATCACGATCACGAGTGCTGCAACGAGTGCTAGCGAGCTCGCCGACGGCCTCGAGCGGGAGCTTACGCGTGTGCTCGAGAACGTTGCCGCGCAGCTCGGCGCGTTTGTGCCGCGGGGTGCCTCGTGACGTGGGATCCGATCACCGATCCGGTCGACTACATCCTTCTCGCCGGCAAGCGCTCGCCGGGCCTCGCCGAGGTCAAGGGTGCGGGCTCGCCGCGCGAGTGGGACATCCGCAAGGGGTACGGCCTCTCGGGTGCGGCGTCGGTTTTCACCGGCCTCTCACTCGCGAAGTTCACCGTCACGTTGCGTCTGTACACCGTCGAGGATTGGGCCGACTGGCACGTGTGGAAACCGCTCGTCGACAAGGTGCCAAAGCGCCGCGGCGGCGAGGGTAAGGACTCGGGCAAGCTCGACATCTCGCACCCGCTCCTTTGGGAGTGCGGAATCAAGGCGGCCGGCGTCGAGGATGTGAAGCAACCCGAGCAGACCGGCGACGGAGAGTGGTCAATCGAGATCCTCTTCATCGAGTTTCGGATGCCGAAGTTTGCGCTCGCCAAGCCCGAGGGTGCGGCGGCGACGACGGTCGACCCGGTTGAGGAGGAATGGATCAAGCCCCTCATGCAGCAAGTGCAACGCCTCGCGAGTGAGCCATGACCGAAGAGACCTTCGCGAGTGTCAACGGCGAGCGACTCACCGTCGTTCGACTCACGGTCGGCAACTTCGGCCCATGGATCGCCGACGTCGATTTCGAGGGTGCGCCGTCGCTCTCGGGCCGCGTCACGCTCAAGGTCGGCGCGCTCGAGCTCGCCGGCACCATCGTCGCCACTCAGTCAGGCACGCACGGGTTGCAACGTCGCGCGCGCATCCTTGCCGGCGCCGGGGGGTGGTCCGAGCCCGTCGCGGCCCGGCAGTATCACAACGATGCCGGTGTGAAGGCTCGCCTCGTCGCCGAGGATGCCGCTCGAGCCGTCGGCGAGGAGCTCGGCACGTTCGTGCCCACGGCCGAGCGCGTCGGCCGCGACTACGTGCGACAGACCGGCCCGGCGTCGCGCGCGCTCGAGGGTGTGATCGGCTCGGCGCCGTGGTGGGTCGACTACGCCGGCAAAACGAACGTCGGCCCGCGGCCGTCGACGCCGCTCGGCGCGAAGGCGTACCGCGTGCTCGCGTATGACCCTCGAGACCAGATCATCACGCTCGACGTGCCCGACCCGAGCGCCGTCAAGGTCGGCTCGGTGCTCACCGAGGGGCTCGAGGGGCCGCGCGTCGTGCGCTCGTTCGAGCTGCGCGTCACGGCGAACGAGTTGCGCGTGCTCGCGTGGGTCGGCGGCACCGAGCTCGGGCACGGGCCGATCACCGCCGTCATGCGCTCCATCGTGCAGCGCGTCACCGACAACGTGTTGCACGGTCACTATCGCTATCGGGTGGTGCGCATGGCCGGCGAGCGCGTCGAGCTGCAAGCGGTGCGCAAGATCGTCGGCCTGCCGGATCTCTTGCCGCTCTCGTTCATGCCGGGTGTGCCCGGTGCGTATCCCGAGCTCGCACCCGGCGCCGAGGTGCTCGTCGCGTTCATCGAGGGCGATCGCGCGCAACCCGTGGTGCTCGCATTCGCCGGCAAGGATGCTCCCGGGTTCGTGCCCGTGCGGCTCACCCTCGGCGGTGCAGCGGGCTCACCGGCCGCGAGGCAGGGCGATATGGTCGAGGTGACGCTACCCCCGGCCGCGTTCGTGGGCACCGTGAGCGGCGCACCGGCGACCGGTGTGATCACGTTCTCGGCGCCGAAAGCGCTCGGTGTCATCACCGGGGGCTCGACGAAGGTGAGGGTCGCAACATGACCGCGACGTACCTCGGCTCACTCACGCTCGGCGGTGCCCTCCCGGGTGGTGTGCTCGTCGGTGCGGCCGGCGTCGCCGGCATCAACGGCGCACTGCCGACGCTCCTCGATCAGCTCACCGCGCTCACCGCGTTCGCGCCGACGCCGGTGTCATTCTCGGCGCAGATCGCCGGCCTGAACGCGATGATCACCGGCCTGCAACTGTCGATCACGGCCGGGCTCGTGCCGCCTTCGGTCGACCTGCAACTCGCCGAGCTCGCCGCCATGCTCGCGGCGCTGCAAGCTCAGATCTCGTCGATACAGTTGCAGCTCGAGATCGTCACCGACTTTCAGTCGGCACTAGGCGCAGCGGGTGTGCACGCGGTCGCGTTCGAGGGCGTCGTCGGTGCGCTTGCCGGCGACGTCGGCAGTGTACTCGCGGCCGTGCCCATCTCGCCGATCGACACCGCGCACGCGGTCGTGCTCGTGACGACGGTGCCGGCGACGTGGGCGGCCATGGCGCAGCTCTTCAAGGTGGCACCATGAGCGCCGTCGTACTCGATGCCATCGCACGCGAGCTCGCCTTGCTCAAACGCGAGGTCGAGACACCGACCGGCCCGCTCGGGTACGGCCTCGACCTCTCGTGCGTGAGCGACGTGACGCCCGAGCTCGCCGAGGTCGACCCGTTCTCGCCGGTCGGCATCGCCGAGGCGGTGATCCGTCGCCTCACGACACCCCGCGGCGGTCTTGTCGACGATCCCGACTACGGGCTCGATCTGCGCGGGTACTGCAACCGCGGCACGACGCTCGACGAGCTGCGCGACCTCGCCGGTCAATGCCGGTCGGAGGTGACCAAGGATGATCGGATCGAGGAAGCGCTCTTCACGATCACGACCCCGACGCGCAGCGAGCTCAACGTCTCGGCACGCATCACACCGGCCGACCCGAGCCTCGAGCTGTTCTCGTTCACGTTCACGATCCCGGCGAGCGGTGCCGCGATGTTGGAGGCGATCGGCTAATGGCACTCTTCACACTCGCCGACCTGACTACCCCGCTCACCCGCGATCAGGTGAAGGAAAAGATTTACGACGTCCTCGCCCTCGTCGGCACGAACACGACGACGTGGAAACCGGGAGCGCCGACGCGCACCATGATCGCCGCGGTGTCGATCATCCTCGCCGCTTTCAGCGAGCTCACCGCACTCATCGCAAAGTCAGGTTTCCTCGAGCTCGCCGAGAAGGCATGGCTCGCGCTCGTCGCCTGGTACGTGTACGGCGTCAAAAAGGAGTACGCGAGCTTTGCCGAGGGCGAGGTCACGCTCGTCAATGCGGGAGGCGGTATCTATGCACTCGACCCCGACGATCTGACAGTCAGTAACCCGACGACTGGCAAACAGTACCGCAACACCGGCTCGGTCTCGCTCGGTGCGCTCGCGACGGTAACCGTGCCCGTTCGAGCCGTCGAGGCCGGCGCCGCGAGCACCTCGTCACCCGGCACGATCACCGAGCTCGTGACGACGCTGATCGGAGTGTCCTGCACGAATGCCGGCCCCGTTGTCGGCCTCGACGAGGAGGAGGATCCGGCGCTGCGCGTGCGGTGCTCTGAAAAGCTCGGCGCGCTCTCGCCGTTCGGCCCGTGGGACGCGTACTCGTTCGCCGCTCGCAACGCTCGTCGGCCCGACGGCACGCGCGTCGGCGTGACGAGGGTGCGCACGAAAAAGGACGGTTACGGCAACGTGACGACGTACGTCGCGACGAGCTCGGGAGGCGTCACCGGCACGGTCGGCGACCTCGACACCGACCTCGGCGCCGTCGACGAGGCGATCCAACAGTACAGCGCACCGCTCGCCGTCACCGCGTGGGTCGAGAGCGCGACGCCGCTCGTGATCGCCGTGTCGTACCGCGTCTCGATGTACAACACGTCGGGCCTCACGCAGGCCGAGATCATCGCGCTGATCGCTGCGCGCCTCGTCGCGTTCATGTCGGCGCAACCCATCGGCGGCAACGTCGTCGGCGTCGACCCCGGCAAGGTGTTTCGCGATGCCATCGCAACGGCGATCGGTGCGACCTTGCCGCAGATCTTCCACGTCGAGGTCACATTGCCCGCGGCCGACGTGGTGCTCACCGTGTCTCAGGTGCCGACGCTCGGCACCGTGACGCCGCTCGCGATCACTCAGGTACCGCCCCCGGAAGGTGTGCTCACGTGACAGTCATTGCGACGACGTCACCCGGCGCAGTGGGCACGGCCGATGCGCTCGTGTTCACCTCCGATCGCGAGCTCTCGAACCTCAGCATTCAATGGTGCGACGACGACGGGATCCCGCTCCCGGGCCGGCAATGGGATGTTGTTTACGGTCAGACCGATGACAACAACGAGAACGGCCGTTTCGCCTCGGCGTACAGCTCGAGCTCGAGGGTCGGCAACGTGTGGACGATCCGGCCGCCGTTCGACCTCGTTTGGCCGCACATGTTCGACGTGATCGTCGACGAGGTGCCACCCGTCGGCGGCGTCGCCGGGCACTTCCCCGTCGAGCGCGGCGGCAAGTACAAGACGGGCTCGGGATGGCCATCGCCGATCAACACGGCGATCACGCAAGGGCCGAGCACGTTCGGGTTTCTGCTCGTGCCGTACGCCGTCGGTGCGGGCCTCGGCGGCGTCGCGAACGGCGACTTTTACGGCTCGCGCTCGTCGAGCTACATCGGTTCGTACCTGACTGTTGACGGTGCGGGAGGGTTCACGGGAGCTTGCACGCGCTCGGGTGCCGAGGATGCATGCGCGCCTCGGTGGACACCCGGCGCCGGTGACATCGGCAAGATCCACGCTCTCGCGTACACGGTGAGCGGGCCTCTCGCCGGTGCCGACCTCAAGTTTTACGCAAACGGCGCACTCATCGGCACGGCGACGTTGCAAAGCGGGCTCTCGAGCACCGGTGAAATACGCATCGGGTACGGCGAGACACCGACCTCTCAGGCGTCGTTCCCGAACATCGGGTGTGCCGGCGCCTTCGTCGTCAACCGAGTCATGTCGCTCGTCGAGATCCAAGCTTGGATACAGCGGATCAAGGACGTCGGATCGTTCGCGTTGCCCGACCTCGCCGACACGACCGCGGTGATCGGCTGGGAGACCCCCACGGCAAACAAGCGCACCTTCTCGGCGCGCTCGAACATCGAAACGACACCGGTGCCGCCGCTCGTGCGCGTGACTGCGCCGAGCGGGTTTAGCGTGCTCACCCTTGCGGATCTGGCGTTCTGACATGGCAACCATATTCAGTTACGACCCACCCGCACCCGCTGTACCGTCACCGGTGCCGCCGACCGTCGACGTGGCACTCGCGCAGCCACAGACCGAGCTGCGCACGTTCCGCGATGCGCTGCGCAACATCTCGCCGCCGTGGCTGCAACGCGGCACCGCGCAAGCGATCCTGTACGCGATCGGTGTGCAGGTCGACGCGCTCGGCGACGCGTTGCGGGCCGGCGTGAAGATGCGGTTCCCGGGTTACTACTCGATGGAAACCCTCCCGCTGATCGGCCGCGAGCGTCGGATCCGTCGAGGCCGGTTCGAGAGTGAAACGACGTACGCCTCGCGCCTCATACCGTGGCTCGATCATCACCGTCGACGCGGCGGCCCGTACGCGCTCCTCGCGCAGCTGCACGCGTACTACGCACCTAACAACTTCGCGATCGAGCTGCGATACGCCTCGGGCCGGGTCTACAACATGGAGATCAGCGGCACGATCAACCGCGGCGACACGGTGTGGACCCCTCCCGGTGACCCGGCGCAGTGGGCTCGGTGGTGGCTCTATTACGACTGGCCGACGCCGGTCGGTGACGATGGCATTTGGTCCGACCCGGGCACGTGGGACGACGGCGGTGTGTGGGACTCGAACCTTGACCCGGCCGAGGTGCGCGATCTGCGGCTCATTCCTCGAGAGTGGAATGCCGCGCACGCGATCGGTCGCATCGTACTCGAGACACCGCTCGACACCGTCAACATCTCAGCCGAGGGCACATGAGTCTTCTCGACCTGATCGCGCTGCAACGCATCCTGCACAACGGCGTCGAGCTGTTTCGCCGCAAGCGGATCAACTTCGTCGGCGGCACCGTCACCGACGATCCGGCGCTTGACGCGATACACGTCGAGCTCGGCGGCGAGGGTGGGGGGGGTGGCGGCGATCTCGCGGGTGACGTGGTCGGCCCGGCCGGCGAGAACGCGATCGCATTGCTGCAAGGGATCCCGCTCAACGCACCGACGCCAAACGACGGCGATGTGTTGACGTACGTCGACCCCTCGGGATGGGCCGCGGCGCCGGCCGGCGCACTCACTCGCGTGTTCGGCCCTTACCACTTCGTCAACCAACGAGTTTTTTACGACACGCCACCACTCAACACCTGGCACTTTGACGCGTCGCTCGGGCCGACCTTTACGATCGTCAACTCGGCGAAGCTGATCATCGAGCTCGACCCGTTCCTCGTGCACGGCCGCACGCTCGCCGAGGTCAACGTGCGCGTGAAGCCAGGCACGGCCGGGGGTGGGTCGGCGCGCATGCTTGCTCAACTGCTCGCTTACGACGTGATGACAAACTACTCGGGAGGCGCGATCCTCGCCGGTGTCTACTCGAACGGCACCGACGCGTTGCAGTCGATCCCTTTCGCACCGGCGACGACGCTCGATCTCACACGGTACAGCTACGCCGTAGCGCTGTACGCGTCGGGAAGCGCGGCGAGCAGTGCCGATACGTACTACGGCGGCAACGTCGTCATGACACCGTAAAGGGGGCACCGTGATCGTACTCGATGCATGCACCACGTTTTGCGCCTCGGTGAAAGAGACGCTCGGGCCGACGGCAACCGAGATCCTCATGTTTGGCGCCGTCGCCGCGCTCGGGTGGTGGCGAGCTCGAAAGGCGATCAGTAAGGTCGAGGCGAAGGCCGACGCCGGGATCGCCGACGCGAACGCTCGAGCTCGAGCGGCGAGGGCCGACGCGCAGTCGGCACACGTGCAGCTTGCCGAGATCCGCGGTTCGCTCCGACCCTCGTCGCCGCTCGCGACGCCGCTCTTGCCCTCGAGCGCACCCCTGATCGGCACGAGCTCGAGTCAGTCGGGCAACTTCGAGCCGATCGTGATGCCCGAGCTCGGCGCCGGTGTGCCCAAACCGCGGCCCTCGATGCCGGACCCGTCGATCACCGGCGACGCACCCTTACCGCGGCCGAGCGCCGTGCCCTCGTTCGATCGTGAGACACCGGCCGAGAGGCCGAGCCGTAAGGAGCCTTGAGCCATGCCCAAAGAGCGCGACAAATTCACACCATTCGAGCAACCGCGCGTCGGCGCGTTGAGCTTGCGCGCAGCGATTCGCGGCGAGATCTACCCGATCGCCGTCACGACCGCGAGTAAGACTTTCAACGTGCCCGCGGCATGGAAGGGGGCCATCGTCGCGTTTCATGCCGACGGCGGCGACCTCTACTATCAGATCAGCACCGACGCGAGCAACGTCGCGGCCGTCGCGCTCGCCGCTCGAGCGACCGAGGCGAACAATCCGATCGACCTCACCGCCGCGGCGACCGGTTGCATCCCGATCCTCAACGGCACCTTCCGCGAGTTGCAGTTCCCGGCCGGCGCCTTGACGTTCGCGCTGATCGGCTCGGTTGCGTGCGTCGCGCGTACACACCTCGCGGAGACCTGATCATGGTGCGGCCCCTCGAGCGAGCTTGCCGGCGACGTATTCCCGACCTCATGCGCCGAGGCGGTGCCGGCCGTGGTGGTGGTGGCGCAACGCGGTTGCAGGTTGCCGAGGGTGTGCTCAACGTCCTCGCGCCTCGACACCAGTTTCGCGCGGACACCGTCACGCTCTCGGGTGGCAACGTCGCGACGATCCCGAACCGACGCGGGGCGGACGCGCTGGTTCTGACGTCAGGCACGATTGCTGCGCCTGCGTCTGACATTATTTTCGGCGGCGCGCAGTCGATTGTCCTCGCCGGCCCGTACCTTGATAGCAACTTGCCAGCAAGTGCGTTCGCCTTCACGGCAGACGGCTCGGGTTGCGAGGTGTTTACTGTCTTCTGTCCGGCTGACAGCGTCACGAACGGGGTTTTTCTTGCGACGGGGAACAGTGGCGCCGGGTACGGCATGGTGCAGAAGTGCAACAATGCGTCCGGCACGCACGAGTACATCGTACGCAATGCTACGACGACCGTCGTGTCGACTGCAGTCGGCGGGCAAGCTGCGGCTGGCGTCGCCACCTATTTCGATGACTACTGCGGCTCGACCTCGCCTCTCCAGTTTGGCGCGCTGACGAAACAGACCGCGTCCGCTGCAGGCGCGTTCTCTGCAACGCCTGGCACCGGCGCCACAACCGGCACTCTGCGCCTCGGCAGTCAGGTCAACGGAGTCAATACAGGTGCGGTTCGATGGTGTGAAACGCTGATCTTTGATCGCGTCCTATCCGAGTACGATCGTCAACTCGTTCGCGAGTACATCGCCGCGCGCTACGGCATCGCGGCACCGCTCGTCACCGGCGACGATCGCGACATCCTCTCGATGGTGCCGTTCGCCGGGCCGCGTGCAGACTATTACAGCTTGCTCACCGGCAAGGTTACGTCATGGCTCGATCGCTCGCGGCCCGGTCACACGTTCGCGCAAGCGACTGGCGGCAATCAAGTCGTAACACCCACTCCCGACGCGGCGTTGCTCAACGCGCTATCGGCACCTTTCCTCGGCGGTCAGCACTACGCATCAAACCTGCCGGCGCTCGCTTGGAAATTCATTCACGACGGCACCGGGTTCGAGGCGTATGACGTGTTCGTACCGACGAACCCGTCGGCGACCTCGCTGATCTGGGGAACGTACAATCCCGGCCCGGCCGGGCAAATGCAGTGCGGCGCCGCAAACGTCGTCGCGTTCGCAGCCTATGCCGCCGCGGGCATCGGCTCGGTCAACGACTCAGGCGCGGCCGTGCTGGGCGCGCGCACGATCTCGCGCTTGGCAATGGCATCGGCGGCGAGCCCGCAACTTCGACTTCGGGTCAACGGCCGCACCGAGCAGACGTCGGCGATCGGCACGCCGTCAGCGTCGGCACCGCCGGCGACGATGCGGCTCGGCACGCGCGGCGATCTCGCGTTGCCACTGCAAGCCCGATGGGCCGAAACACTCTGGTTCGCGCGCGTGCTCTCAACCGACGAGCGCGCGCGAATGGCAAACTACCTAATGAATCGTTACGGCGGTGTGCCTTGAAAGGGATCTGACTATGTGGCCATACGTTCTCATCGGCTCGTGTTTGAAGCTGTTCGGGTGGGGGCTCGCTCTCGACACGTACGCGCAGCTCCCGTGGTGCGATTCAACCGGGCAATACTGCACGACGTCGATCCTCGGCGATGCGATGGAGGTGCCTGGCACTGACGACGAGTGTTGGTTGCCCGCTCCCATCACCGACCCATGGTACGACGCGTGGTGGTGCCAACCGGTCACCGTGCAGGATGCGCAAGTGTCGACGCCCTGCACGGCCGACGCCGTTGCAAAGGCCGACGCACCGTATCTCTACAGACTGCATTGGGCGAAGCTCGCTTGCCCCGACGATATGCTCGAGATGCAGTGGTGCACACGCGAGGAGGTACTTCCGTGATCGCGAGCGGCACCAAGGCAAAGATCCGCGCGCTGTTCGCGGCGATCAACCGGCTCGAGGGGCTACCCGCGCGCGGCGTCGTCGTCGGCGGCCCTGATCACTTGCCGGCCGAGGTGCAGCTCGACGAGGCCGGCAACCCGGTCGAGACGCCTGGCTTCACGATGCAGGCATGCGACCCACCCGACGAGGCCGGCACGCAAGCGGCGCTCGAGATCCCGGCCGCGCTCGAGAAGTGGCTCGGGCGCACCGTCACGGTCGGCGGCAAGTCGATCACGCTACCCACGCGCGAGGAGCTCGTCGACGAGGACGCATTGCCCGCGGCCCTCAAGGCGATCCGGCAAGCGCGTCGGGAGGCAAAGGCGCCGGTGTCCAATGGGTAAGATCGTCGACGCGGTCAAGCGCACGTCGGCCGCCGCGGCGACCGGCTCGGCCCTGTATCAGCTCGCGGTGACCGTCGAGGGCAAGCCGATCCGCGCCAAGCTCGAGCCCGCGTCGGTGCGCATCTTCGGGATCCCGATCTTCGAGCGCACCGAGACGCTCGAGCGCTACTGGTTCGGAGTCATCCCGAGGGGCCGCTCGGCCGCCGCAAAGCGTGCCATCGAGAGAGGCGGACCCGGCAAGTGAGCGTCGGCGAGATCATCGTGCGCGGTCAGTCGTACAGGTGCCTCGCACCGGTGCGGCCCTGGACGTCGACCGGCATGCACTTCTTGACGCGCATGCGGCACGAGACTCGATGGATCATCAATCATTGGACGGCCGCCGAGAACTCGGCCGATCGCGCGTTCGAGTTCATGCGTGATCACAAGAGCGCGACCACGGGCAAGCCCGAGGCTCTCTCGGTGCACTTCATCGTCGATCAGCTCGGCGAGATCTATCAGTGCGCCGACGCCGACGCGAGGTGCGCGCACTGCGCCGACGGGGGCGGCAACTCGTACGGCGTCGGGATCGAGATCATCAACCGCGGGCACGGCAAGGCACCCGACAAGGGTTTCACCCGTACCCGGCGCACCGAGCGGATCCATGGTCGGCTGATCGAGTACGGCGAGTTTTTCCCGGCGCAGATCGCGAGCGTGATCGCGCTCAACGCGGCGCTCTGTTCGGCCTACTCGCTCCCGATGCGCGTGCCGATCCTCAACGGCGACGTGTTCCCGACCGTGTTGCCGGCACACATCGCGGCAACGTTCCGAGGGCCGGCCGGACACTTGCACTTCTCGCCGGTCAAGCCCGACCCGGGCCTCGATCTACTGCGCAAGATCCACGCACACGGCATGGCCGTCGGCATCGTATGAACATGTTCACATGTTCACATGTCTACATGTTCACATGTACACGTGACGCCGATCGCAGCCTGTAGCGCGCGATCCCGTCCTCGGTGACCGAGAGGGCCGAGCGGTCGAGCACCATCGAGCGCAGCGCGGCCGTGACGCGCGAGAGGGTGAGGTCGTACCGCTCGTGAGGCGCGAGGCCCTCGGGATCGTCGGCGATCAGGGCACGCACCTCGGCCGCGGTGAGCGCTCCGAACGTGTCGAGCGCGAGCTGCGCGAGGCCGTAGATCGTCACGGTGTTGGGGTGCTTCTTGCGTGGCTTCACGGTGCCGCCTCCCACTTGCTGACGAGCTCCTCGTGACCGGCCTCGGCCTCGGCGGCCGTGTTGTACGACCGATGATCGATGCCCTCCCAAGACACCGGCTCACCGTCGGCACCGAGCGGGAACACCATCGTTTCGTACAAGCGATCGACCCCGATCTCGCGCGGGGGGTGCTTGTATCGGCGCTCGCCGACGTTCGGCGGGATATCCGGGTGCCACTCGCCGACCGTCGAGATCCGAAAGCGGCCGTTGACCGAGGTGTGCAGCCGAAACAGGCAGTCAAACGACGCGATGAAGTGGCCGGCGTACGGGTGTTGTTTGCGCATCTCAGCCCCCACGCTCGAGCGCGATCTCGACGAGGTGCGCTTTCAGCTCGGCATCGCGGATCGGTGCGTACCCGGTGAACCTCGAGCCGTCGTGCAAGAGCTCGTCCCAAATGCCGAGCGTGTCGAGGTACACGACGCGTCGGCCCTCGATGCCCATGCCCGCGGCGAGGTCGGCGATCACCGACTCGGCCGCGTTCGTGACCGAGATGGTATTCAGCTCGTTGCTACGGTCGCGCACGATGATCACCGAGCGCTTGACGTCGAGCTCGGCGCTGTACGCTGCGCGCAGTGTGATCATGGTGCCCGCTCCTCGCCGTACAGCTCGACGGCCATCGAGCGCGAGACCTCGGCGATGGTTTGCCACATGTCGAGGGTGAGCTTGACGAGGTGATCGCGGCCGTCGATCACGACGTGCAGCGCGACCGCGCACCGGCCGGCCGAGGTGTTGTTGCGCAAGAGCATGACCGCCTCGGGCACGGTGCCGCCGTTCTGCAACCGGGGGTGCGCGACGAGGTACCCGGTCACGGCCTCATTTTGCAGCAAGAGTTTCAGGCCGATCATGCGGACGGCCGCTTCCCGACCCGCTCGGCGAGCACCTCGATCAGCGCGGCGACGAGCGGTTGTGTGTAGCGTATGACCTCATGCGCGGGCGCTCCGATCACGCGGCCGACGGCCTCGATCAGGACGGGAGGATATTCCGCGCAGATCCGCGCCATTTGCTCGAGCGATGGGGTGTAACGAAACGACGCTCGACAATGCTGGATCATCTCGGTTGCTAGAGCCTCGGTGATCGCACCCATCGAAATGTTCATGTAGTCGGCGCCGGCACCGTGCGAGCTGCGCCACTCGGCCCGACGTCGCGCGATCAGCTCGCCGATCTCGCCGGCAAGCTCGGTCTGTTCCTCGTGCACTTCACACATGCCCATGGTTGCCCCCTCCCGTTCGGTTCGGACACTACACAACTCGGCGCGCGTTGTAACGCCGCGTTGTGAATTCAGAGCGCGAGCCCGCGGCCCTGCATCACGGTGAGGAACCGCTCGGCCGCCGTCGGCGGTGATCGGCCCGTCGCACGAAGCAACAACCCGACGATGCGCTCGGCCTCTCGCCGTCGCCGTTTCTCGTCGACCTCGTGCTCGAGGCGTTTGCGTGCAGCGATGCGCGCAAGCTCCTCGGGATCGGGCTCGAGCTCCTCGGGTGGGGGTGCCGCCGTACCCTCGGGAATCAGATCAGGCCAATGCGTCGACGGGTTGTCGGGATCCCACGCGTACCGCGCTCGAGCGCACTCCTCGGCCGCGTCGGCGAGCTTGTCGAGCTCGGCGGTTTCGATCAGCGCGTCGCCGTCGATCGCCTCGTTGAGCAAGAAACGGAACATGCGCAACGGGTTGTCGGTGCTGCGCCGTGAGAGGGTGCGCAACGCGAGCTCGCACTCGGCCGGGTGCTCGTGACACTTGGGCTTGTGCAGCTCGCGCACGAGGCGCGAGAGCCACTTTGCGCCGTGCACGCGGTCGACCTCGGCCAAAACTCCCGCCTCGATGCCGATCGGGTGCTCGAGCAGTGGGGTGCGCGGTACGTGCAGGCGCGTTGCCGGTCGCCGCTCTCGCCTCTCGGGAGGTCGAGTAGCTCGAGGGGCAGGCTCACACGCGCGTGCGCGATCTGCGTTTGCCTCTAGATCAAGATCTCCAATTCGCAGATCAACGAATTCGGAATTAGAGACGTCCGATCTACCACCACCCCCTGGATCTCTATCGAACGGGATGATCCATCGCGCAGTGGAGAGGGTGATCCGTCGGTAGCTGCGCGCGCGCTGCACGAACCGGCCGCGATAGGTCCGCTGGATGCGCACGTGGGCTCGCCGGATCGCGCGCTCGCCGTGAGGGCCGGGTGAGTACCGCGCAGCGAGCTCGGCGACCGAGAGGTCACACGGGTTGCCCTCGTCGTGCGCGGCGTACAGCTCGCGCAACGTCGCGTCGAGGGTCTCGTCGTCGAGCTCGAGCTGCGCGTCGGCGCAGTCCTGCACATCGCGCGCGCAACGATGTTGCACGCGGGCACGTGTCGAAGTAGTTTGGCGCATCGAGTGAGACCCACGGGGAGCCCTGGCAGGCTGTGATCCGTGGGTTTTGTGTTTCCGTCGCTAGTTGTTTTCGGTAGTGACGGACTCGTACGATAGCCCACGTGCGCAGCGCAAGGATTCGTCACACCCCCCGTCACGAAACCACGCGCTTTTTCGACAAGCGCGCTTGCACGTATGGTCACTTTCGGACGATCGTCGGCGATCCGTCGGCCTGAATTCGACGCTGGCACGGCCTTTGTTCGTGGGGTGCGCGGCCCTCCCGGACATATAAGACGGGTGCAGCGCACCCGACGTATAACCAAACGCGAGCGCAAGCGCCGAGCTCGAGCGCTCGCCGGGTTCGCCGTCGACGCGTTCGTGCAGCTCAAGAGCGGGGTGCGGATCTTCGTCGACGAGGCGAGCCGCTTCGACGAGGAGCTACGAGGTGTGCGGTTTGCCGACGGGGGGCCGGCCCTCGAGCTCGGCCTCGATGCGAGCGAGGAGCGCGCGCAGCTCCCGAGCGACCTCGGGTTGCTCGAGCGGTGACGCGACGGTGAACCCGGTTCGGGCCGTGCCGAGCACGAGGATCGCGAGCGGTTTGCCGAACGCCTCCCGGGCCGACTCGTCGACGCCGTGTGCGAACGCGTCGACCCGCTCGGCGCTCGTCTCGAGGTGCTCGGCAACGAACGCACCCGCGAGCCGCTCGATCTCGGCGAGCCGCTCGGGTGGGATCCTCGTCATGACCTCGGGTGGCACCGGGCTCTCACCCGGATCCCACGGTTGCCGGCCGAGCCCCCCGCACCCGCACTCGTCGTTCGGCTCGAGGCGGCGCAGCTCGATCGGGTGCTCGCCGGTCGCGTCGGCGAGCGTGTCGTACTCAAAGGCCCACTTCACACCGTAGCGATCGATCATTGCCGCGCGCGCGGTGTCGTAATCGCCGCCGATCTCGACGTAGCACTCGCGCAACGAGAGCCCGCACGAGCACGAGTGACCGAATCCGAACGTGAAAATCACCGCTCGGCCTCGGGCGCGAGCAGTGCACCGCCGGTGAACTCCGACCGCGATAGCATCCCGATCACCTTGCCCGTGCAGAACGCGCACAGACGCATGCGATCGCCGTTGATCACGTATCGGTAATCGGGCTGCACGGCCTCGGTGCGGGTGGTGAGCTCGAGCGTGTGCAAGTGCTCGAGCTCGCCCTCGGCGACGTGCACGCACTGCGCGGGCAACGCCTGGTTACGTGTTGACTTGTCGTCATGTTCACTTGTCGTCATGTTCACGCGTCACCGCCTTTCGTCACCGGGTGCACGCGCAGTCCGGCGAGGTTCGTTTGCTGCTTTGCGAGGATCGCTCGGATGCCGGTCGAGAGCTCGTCGCGGTGCCGCTCGGCCTCGGCCTCGTCGGTGTACGGCGTCGACTCCCACCATTGCGTCGAGCCGTCCTCGCGATCGATGCGCGCGAACGCGACGAAGGTGCCGTTGGTCATGTAGTGGATCCCGGTGCGCACCCGGAACGAGTGCGGGATCTTGCCGGCTCGGCGCTGCGCGCGGTTCACGGCAAGGCCCTCCCTTGGAAACCGCGGCACGCGCACGCAAGCATGTTGCACGGCCATCGCGGGTCGAGGTGTTGTCGCCGCTCGTGCCCGCACGACGCACACGGGTCGAGCTCGTTTGCGCCGGCACGGTAGCGACCGGCACGCTTGAAGGCGGCGATCCCTTGCTCGAGCGAGCGGCGGTGCTCGAGCGGTAGGGCGTCGAACTCCTCGGCGGTGAGCGTGCGCAGCGTGCGCGCGCCGAGGATGGCTTGCAACGCATCGGCCGGCGCCTCGGCCCGGTTCACGGCGCCGCACTCGCACAACACGAGCGCGCCGATGGGTGGCAACTGTTTGCGGCCGTCGACGTTGCCCTCGGCGTCACGGCCGACGAGCTTGCATGCTGGGCACTTCAGCATGTGAGCCCCTCCTCGGCGAGGTCGAGCGCCGCCTCGACGGCGCGACCCCACGGAGCCCTAAGCGCGCTCCCGACGAGTGTCTCGGGCGAACACTCTTTCGTCGGGTCTCGGCCGTGATGCTTGCTCAAACCCGTGTGCAGGCTCAACGCGAACACGGCGCTAGTGGCCATCGTGCCGATCAACATCGCGTCGTCGGAAGTCAGACTGTCGACGTGGCACCGCACGACGCGAGCGAGCTCCCGGGTGAGCGCGTCAATGCGCTCGAGCTGTTCTTTGTCTGTCATCCCGTCGCCTCGAGCGTGACACCGAGCGCGTCGGCGAGGAGCTCGGCCGCGGCGTTGCTCACCGACATACCGCGGCGCTTGGCGGTGACCTCGAGCTCGTCGTGCACCTCGAGCGGGAGATAGAACGTCGCGCGACGAGTGACGCGCTCACCCTTGCGGCCCTCTTTGGTGGCGCGGCCGGGCATCTTGACGATCCCGCGGCCGGCGACGGGGTGCTCACCCTCGGCCGGCCTCTCGTGTTTGCGGCCGATCCGGTCGAGCTCGCGTTGCAGCGCGCGGCCCTCGAGCGGTGCCGGTTGCTTTTTCGCGCGCGTCGACGAGCGCACGGTCGGTGTCGGTTTAGCGGGTGGCATGCTTCCTCTTTGGTTTGGTTGTGGTGTGCAGCTCGAGCCGGCGCTCGAGCTCGTCAACGAGTGCGCCGACCTCGCGTGCGGCGTCACTCGATGGGTCGTACGTGGTCGGCCCGAGCCCGGCCGCGATCGCCTCGCCGTACGTGATGCGATAGAACAGCTCGACGTCGAGGATCGGGAAGTCGCATTCCTCAATCGCTCGCCGGGCCTGCCTCCCGATCACCGTGTTTGGTTGCTTGCGCGTCACGAGGATCGCGGCGTCGAGCTTGGGCCGCACCGCCTGCACGTCGCGCACTTGCGCAACCGTTTTCGGGAGTCGGCGCAGCTCGATCCGGTTCGGCCCGCACGGGAGCACGGCAAGGTCGCACTGTCCCATGACGTGTGCCGAGCGCCGACCGTTGCGGCCGGCCGTGTCGACGATCACGATCTCGAACGCGGCCGAGGCCGGCTCGAGCTGAGTGCGCACCTCGTTACCCATGCTCACGACGAGGGGTGCGTCGAGCTCGAGCTCGAGCGCGTCGTCGTGCCACTCCTCGGCCGACAGTTGCTCGTCGTCGACGTCGACGAGGAGCACGCGGCGACCTCGACGGTGCCACTCGACCCCGCACGAAATCGCGAGGGTCGACTTGCCGAGGCCCCCTTTGCCGCCGACGAAACAGATCCGAACAGCCATGCGCGCAGGCTTACACGACGCGGTGACATGTGTACACGTGAACATGTGCACTTGACTACATGTTCACACGATGCGACTGTCGCCGCGGCCCGGGAGGTCGACGCGATCCCGCTTCGATTCTCCGCTCGAGTGCGTGCGATGGCCCCCCGTCGCCGCGCGCCTCCCGGGTGCAGTGCGCGTTGCAGCTTGGCACGCGCGCCCGACTTCGCCGTACAATAGGAACACGCAAAAAAAACGAGAGCGAGCCCGGCGCCTCTGACATCGCCGACCCGCTCTCTCACTCGCAACGGAGGTAACCCGTGTTGAGCTGTTCCAACGATACCACTACGCCCCCCGCACTCGTCGACGCTCGTGATCGCATCCTCGGGATCGTCGGGCCGATGATCCTCGCGGCCGGTGCCACTCGCGGCGTACTGCTCGAGGCCGTCAGTGCGTGCGGGTGGTCGGCCGCTCTCTCGCTCGAGGACGCTACCGCGCTCGACGAGATCGGCGCCGTGCTCGCGCTCTTGAGCTGTTACTCGCGCAGTGGGTGCGAGTGCGAGGTGCAGTCATGAAAACGCTATCCGAGATGCAGCAAGCGACGCCGGCCGATCTGCGCACCGAGGCACTCGCGACCACGAACCGGCAGTACGCGATCGCTTGCGAGCAAATGGCCCACGCGATGACCGCGCACGCGGCCGGCGACTTCGACGCACGCAAAGCACACGTCGAGCGGTGCAAAGTGGCGCACAAGCGCGCGCACGAAGACGAGCTCGGGCAACTGATCCGCGTTCGCGCGACGGCCGCCGCGATCGCCGCCGAGAACGGCAAGGTGCGCCGGTGAGGCGGTCCGCTCGCAAGTGCACCTCGTGCGGTCAACACTCGCTCGGCCCGGCTCGACCGCGTGCCGATCTGCTCGCCGCGCTCGAGCGCGTCGAGGTCGAGCTCGGTCGCTACGTGCCGCACCCGGTGCCGCCGAAGGTGCGCACGTACGAACAGCTCGAGCGGCACGAGCTCGAGCACGACGCCATGCAACGAGGGACGATCGGTGCCGTCGTCGGCTCGATCCTCGACACCGAGGTGCGGCGCCTCTGTTGGGATTGCCTGCACAAGCGCGACTCGGCCGAGTCGGAACGTCGCCGCCTCGAGCTCGACGAGTTGCTCGCAAACGTGCGCGGGCACAAGTTCACGGCGATCCCATGAGGTACTGCGCGCGGTGCCCCCACACCGAGAGCGATCACAAGCTCGGGCCGCTCGTCGGTTGCTCGCTCGGCATGACCGATCCCGGTTGCGCGTGTTGCCTCGGTGTCGAGGACGAGGACGAGGACATTGACGCCGAGCACCGGTGCCCGACGTGTCACCGGATCCACATCACCGACGCCGACGACGAGTCGTGCGGCGTCTATCCCGAGGAGTGACCTTGCTCAAGCGAACCGCACTCGCTCTCGCCCTCGTCGCGGCGTACGTCGCCGGCACCCTCGCACCGCACGCGAGCGCGGCCGACTCACTCGATCGCGTCGTGAGCGAGCTGCACGGGATCCGTGACGAGCTCCGGCAGAATCCGACAGAAGCTCGGCAAGTGACGGCCGACGAGTACCGCGCGCGGTTCGGCGTCGAGCCCGAGCTCGATGACCTCGACCGTGCGTCGTGCCTGCACGGGGGCGATTTCGGCCACAGCTTTTGCGGAGTGTGCACTAAGCACGACCGGCCCCGTTTCATGTGCGGCTGTTTCGTGCCGCCCCCCCCGGAACCGAAAGGCCCTCGACCATGACACATGATCCGCAAGACACGTGCGCCGCGTGCGGGCACACGCGACACCTTCACTTCCCTGATACGTGCGTGTTCGCTCGAGACGTGCCCGGCGCCTTCTGCCGGTGCCCTGCATTCGCCGAGCCCGAGCTCGCCTCTCGCCTGCACGAGCTCGGCGAGGTGACACCCGACGAGGGTAGGGCGATCAGCCGCAACCCGAGTCGCACCTTCGGCCGCCCCATGCGCACCCGCGCAACGCCTCGCGAGCCCCCGTTGCCGGCGCAGCGCGTCGCCGAGATGCTCTCAGAGATCGCCGAAATGCGCGCGGTGCAGACCCGGATCTATCACGTCGGCCTCAAGATGCCGCACGGCGAGTGGCAGGCGTTCGCCGCGCTCGTGAGCGTGTACGCCTCGATGTGCGAGATCGTGATCGAGCAAGGGTACGACTACGCTTTCGAGGCCGAGTGCGCCGTCGTGCCCGAGTTCAAAGCCAAGTATCTGGGCGAGAAGTTTCGCCGCGTGTTCGGCCCGTTCCTCTCCGATCCCGAGTGCGCGGCGATGTTCCTCGAGCACGCCGGGCTCAAGGGTCGGTGACGACGAGCTCGATCCACTGCAACGCGAGGCCCGGCCCGCTCGCGTCGGGATCGATCGCGATGCGGAACAGACTCGTTGCGTTGTTGATCAGCGCGCTCAACGCGCCGATGTTGAGTATGTGCTCCTCGGTGCCCGTCGGCGAAAACGAGTCGGTGAGCACCGTGCCCTCGGTGCCGCTCCCGGCGATCGAGGTGTCGTACGTAATGCGTGCGAGTTTGAGCGTCACGTCGATCGAGGTGTTGACGCTCGCGCTCACGGACACGAGTTGCCCCCCGTCGGGCAAGATGCCCGGCCCGATCGTAAAGAACAGCGCCGAGGCCGTCGAGCCGCATGCCCATACCGGCGTCGGTGTCGGCGCGAACAGCCAATTCACGGTCGGGAAGTCAGGTTTGAGCGGCAACACGATCTTGCGCTGCGCGGCGACGACGTGACGGATCACCGAGCCCGGCCCGAGGACGATGTCACCGTCGAACCGCTGATCGTCGGCCCACGTGTGCGGGTCGGCGAGGAAGTCGTCGAGCCGTCCTTTCAGATTTTTGGTGCGGTTCGCTAGCGCTTGAAAGGCAGGCACGACGCTCGCCGCCTTTCGATCGTCGCCGGCCTCTGGCACGGTGACCGTCGCCGTGAATGTGTCGCTTTCAGTCAGATCTACAGCCATCGGGGACCCCCTCAAGTTTGTCGAAATCGATCGCGGTTTGCGCCTCTTTGGCGGCGACGCGCGCGAGGTACTTCTCGAACTGCACGTTTTGCTCGGCCCGCTTGATCGCGGTGTACTCGAGCAGTCGCCGCAACGTGACGTGCTCGCGCACCTTGCCAATGCGCACGAGCTCGGCGAGGAGCCGGCCGACGGCCCGCACGTCCTCGAGCGCATTGTGCGCCGCGCCCTCGGGCATGGGCACCCCCCAACGTTCGCACGTCGCCGAGAGCTTGTGCCGGCCCGTGCCGCGCACGTACCGATCGATCGCGCGCACCATGACGAGCGGGTCGATCCATTCTTGCGCCGGCTCGAAAAGCGGACAGTCAGACCCGACGATGAACCGGTGAAAGATCAGCTTGTCGTACGTGCTCCCGTTGTAGGCAACGGGTGCGGCCCCTTGCGCGAGCTCGAACAGTTGCGGCATCACGTCGACGAGCTCGGGAGCGTCGGCGCACTGCTCGTCGGTGATGCCGTGGATCTCGGTCGCTCCGGGAGGGATCGGGATGCCCGGTCGGAGCAACGAGTAAAAGGCGCCGCGCTCGACGCCGTGCTCGAGCCGGATTGCCGCGACGCTCACGGGCATGCACTCAACCGGGTCGACGCCTGTTGTCTCGAAATCGAGCACGACGAGCGGGTACGACCACCACGCGAGCGAGCCGTCGAGCAACACGACTCACCCGAACGGGGGCGGCTCGCCGCCGCTCGTGTTGCCCGGCGCCTTGCCCTCGGTCGGGTGTTTGTCGACCTCGCGTTGTGTCGCCTCTCGGCCCTTCACCGCGTGCATGACCATTTGCATAGGCCGTTTGCGCGGCAACTTGACCTCGACGGTGCGGTCGGCCTCGAGCTCGGGTGACCCCCACACACGCACCGCGGGCTCACCCTTGCGCGAGCCCGACTCGACGGCCGAGCGGTACAGCGTGACCTTGTGCCCGACCCACTTCTCGAGCTCGCGGCCGAACATCTCGCGCAAACACAACCCGTTCGTTTTGTTGAGCGCGAGCTGATAGGCGATCTCGTTGAAGGTGATCACCCCTTTGACCTTCTCTTGCCCCTTGTCGTCGAGCAACCGGTCGACCTCGACGGCCTTGATCGTGAGGGTGGGTTTGCGCTCGCCGAGTTGCCCGGCCTTGAGGAAGCGGCCCGGGTAAAGCTCGTCCCAATCGAGCGGTTTCTTGAGTGGCGGCGCCTCACCCATTTGCATACTCGAGGCCGAGCTCGTCGAGCGTGTTCTCGTCGTCGGGTTCGAGCCACTTCGGCAATCTGAGTGTTCGTTCCTCGAGCGGCGATTGACCGAGCCACAGACCCGAGCGCCGGCACTCGGCGACCTTGCCGAGGAGCTCGCGTTTCGTCTCGCGCCCGATGTCTGTCACCTCGGCGAGGTCGTACACGATCACGTCGTGCGGCTCGAGGTTCTCGACGGCGATGCACTTGCCGCCGTGCAGCTCGCGGCCCGTGCAGGCTTTCCACCCATCGGAGTAGAACGCGGTCTGTAGATGGTACATGCGCTTTGCAAAGGCCGACTCGAAGGCCCACGGTGCGACGTCGACCGCGCTCTTGAGCTCGACGAGCACGTCGGGCACCGACTCCGACACACCATCGAGGCGCGCTTTGCAGACGATGCCGGTTTCCTCATCACGCCAAACGAGGATCAGCTCGGCCCGCACCTTCTTGAGGTACCGCATCGCAAGAGCGTTGCCGCGCACCGCCTCGCCGATCCGCTTTGCGGTGTCGAGGTCGCGTTGCTTGATCACGGTGCGGCCCTCGAGCTCGGCGCGCGCGGCAAACGCTTTGTACACGTTGCCCTTGAAGTCATCCTTCAAGATCTCGCCGGTGTCCTCGTCGACCGGTGCCCATAGAGCAAAGTCGGTGTCGAGGCGGTGCGGCTCGAGCACGGCCGTGTGCGCGACGAGGCCGAGGCGCATCGGGTTGGTTTGTTTCTTGGGATGGGTCAACCCGTGTTGGTAGTGCAGCGGGCTCTTCGCGATCGCCTTGAGCGTCGACTGATTCACCGCGTCGATCTCGCTGTAGTCGACCTCGTGACCCGAGTAGATACCGGGCACCTTCACGACTGTCTGTTTCATGGCCACCCCTTCAATCGGCGCAGCTCGACGGGCCGGCCCGCTTCCTTTGCCGTCTCGATGCCGTAGCGCATGCCCTCGCTGATCCCGCAATCGGTGTACACGATCGACGCCTCGGCATGCCGCCCCCACGCGAGGCCGGCCGCGATCCCGAGCTCGCGCTCGGCGAGGATCGCGTCGTCGAGGATGCCGAGCTGTGTGTACAGAAGATGCGAGGCGAACGGGTATTCGCCGCGCAAAAAGCAGTCGCGCATGGCGAGGCGCGCGTACCGCACGTTCAGTGCGATGTTGCCTTTGTACGGGCTCTCGACGAGCACGAGCGGCGGCACTCGCCGGGTCATGATGTGGTCGCTCACGCCGTCACCCTCCCGAGCGGGAGCGGGCTCAAGAGCTCGCGGTTTGCCGTGCCGTATCGGTCCTTTTTGACGATGATCGCGCCGTCGTCGCGCACCTCGACGATTCGCACCGCGTCGTACTCAAGGTGACGGTCCTCGTTCGAGAGCCGGCGCAGCGCGCGCGAGATGGTCTGACTCCCGTCTCGATGGAAATAGATGATCATGGTTGCCCCTCGACCGCTGCACTCAGCTTTTCGGAGAAGTCGCCGCGCAGCACAAAGGCGTCGCGCACGTCGCGCAGCCAGACGTACGTGATCGGGCCGTTGACCTCGGGATAAGCAAGGTGCGGCGGCGAGGCGACCGACCACGCGCGGATGTCACAGATTGAGAGCGTCGTCGTGTTGCACGTAACGGTGCGATCGTCGTGCAGTCGCGAGCGGTACAGCGCGAGCTCGGCCGAGCGCGTCACGTCGCCGATCAGGATCGCGAGCGACCCTTGCACCATGGTCGGATCTTGCCCTCGCATCTTCTCGAGCCGGGCAACGATTTCGCCGGCATTCATACGGCGAACGCTCTCAGGTCGCGCACGTCGAGCGTGTGCAGTAGCCCGGCGTCGTCGCGCACGCGGCACGACTCGCCCTCGCCGAGGTCGACGAGCACGCCGGCCCATGTGCTCGCGTTCTCGTCGTCGGCGACGAGCACACGCGCACCGGGCTCGACCTGCAACGAGGCGCGCCCCCCGCGCACCCGCACCTCGTCGCGCTCGAGGTAGTCGAGGTGAACCCGTGCGTAGTCGAGAGCGTTCTCGGCGCAGCGCAAGAGCTCGACCGCCTCGTGCCGCTTGATCCGGTGCTCGGCCGGGTAGGGCGTCGCCGCCGAGTAGTACGTCGAGCTCGGCCTGCACTTCTCCCGGCCGGCGCTCCCGACCCGCTCGAGCTGCTCAAACACATCGCCGAGCGCACGTTGCGCCAAGCTCTTTACGTCGACTGCATCTTGTCTCGGTTGCGCCACCACGTTGCCCCCCTTGCCGTCCTCGTCGACCCACCCCTCACCGAGCAACACGTGCGCGAGCGGGAACAGCCCCCCGCACGTGAGAGCCTCGCGTCGACGTCGCTCGGCCTCGTCGCTCGAGCGCACGCGCACGCATGGCTCACACGTGCACGACGGGTTGTCGTGCTCGTCGGAGATCCACTCATCGCAGTCGATCGAGATCGACCCGTTGTCGTTATGCGCCGCTGCACTCACCACGCGGCGTTATAACGCCGCGTTGTGACGCCATGCAAGCGAACTAACGATCAGAGGGCGACGCCGCTCGCGGATCCGCCTGTTTTACCGGGCGATCGCGTGCATACGGGCACCGCGAGAAAACGGCGAGCGTGTCGCACGATCTCGAGGTCGGTCGCGGCCGGCCCGATCTCGAGCACGCGGCCGAACGGATACACGCGCTCGGTGACGGCACCCTCGGGCATCGTGCGGATCAGGTAGCCCGCTGCGCGTGCGAGCTCTCGTGCGCTGTACGTGTCGGCCATGCGTCCCCCACTTCGCGCGCCAATTCGTTCCCACCCGAACGAGGCACGCGAGAGATCGCAACCTAACGAGCGTGAGCCGGATCTCGCAACGCGAAAAGTGCGCGAAATGACGAGACTAGCGACGTGGAAGTGATCCTTTGTGGGCGAGGGTGCGGTCGAGCTCGGCGTTTTCGGCGGCGACGGCCGCAATCTCGTCAACGCGGATTGCACCCTTGAGGGCGAACGCGACCGCCTCGAAGAATGCGACCGAGGGTCGCAACGCCTCGTCAAAGAATCGGATCGACTTGAGCACGCTCCAATCGGCCGCGGTGAGCGACGCGGCGATAGGCTTGGCTTTGAACGCCTCGAGCACGGCGCCGGCCTCGAGCTCGCGTCGCCGCGCAGCGAGGAATGCGCGCTTCGCCGCCTCGATCGCCGGCAATGCACTGCGCCGCGTCGTCGAGAGTGCCTCGGGCTTGATGCCGATCACTGCACAGGCGATGCCTTGATTGTCCTCGGTGAACTCGTGCCCGCGTGTCCAGCGATACACGTTGTGGTACGCGACGCCGCACTCACGCGCGAAATCCGAGTGAGAGATCCCGCGCTCGGCGAGGATCGCTTTCAAGCGCGCGCCCTCTTTCAGCCATACGGGCTCGCGTCGGGCTACGTTTTGCGCGGGTTTTCTGGCTTTTCGGGGTGCAGTGGGTCGCGGTCGCGCGGTCATGCGCGGGAGTGTGCGCGAGAGGGCCTGCAACCTGCAACCAAGTTTGCGATCAGCGTGTGCATCACCGCTCTCGCTTGTAGTGCGCACCACGCGGCGTTATAACGCGGCGTTATGAGGCTAACCGAATGGCTCGAGCGCGAGGGGTGGGGTTCGCGCAGTCGACTGTCAGTCAATGCCGAGGTCTCGTTGCCCGCGATTGCGCGTGCGTGTGAGGGCAACGCGAACCTTGCGACGGCGACGCGACTGCACACCGCGACCGGCCGCAAGGTTGCGATCTCGAGCATGACTCGCGACGTCGTGCCCGAGGCGCTCGAGGCTCGCCCCCGTCGCGCTGCGCGAGCTCGCCGATGAGTGTCGGCGATCCCGTCGCGGTGTTCGACGCGGTGCAGTCGCGATGGTGCGGCGCGCAGATCGTGAGCGTGCACCGCGCGTCGGCATTCGTGCGGCTCACACAACGCGGTGTCCTATGGCTCGTGCCGCTCGTGCCGTCATGGGTGCGGCCCGTGCACTTGGTGGTGTCGTGAGCACAGACGATGCGATTAGCAACGCACTCGCCGCGGCCGACGAGCAGTGGCGACCCATCGAGGGCTTTCGCGGGTACGAGATCAGCGACCGCGGCCGGGTGCGGTCGTACCTCACGAGCCTCGGCGTAAGCGCGCAGCTGCGCACCGAGCCGCGGCCGAAAAAGACGCACACCGACAAGGCCGGCACCGAGTGGGTACGCCTCGCGACGAAGTACGGTCAGGTTGAGCGTAAGGTCGGCGAGCTCGTCACCGCGACGTTCGGCAAGGTGCAAGCATGACCGAGCTACGGTGCGAGCTGCGCCTCGGCCGCTATCAGGATGTGCTCGCCGACGTCGAGCCCGACGCGCTGATCACCGACGCACCTTACTCGGCGCGCACACACTCAGGTCACGACGACGGCACGCGCAACGATGGGCACCACGATCCGGCGTACGGGCACCGCAAGGTCACGCGGCCGATCAACTATGCAGCGTGGACACCCGACGACGTGCGCGAGTGCGTGCGGTTCTTTTCAGACCGCACCCGCGGCTGGTTCGTGAGCCTTACCGATCACACGCTCGCCGCGGCATGGGCCGACGAGCTCGCGAGCGCTGATCGCTATGTGTTCGCGCCTCTCCCGCTCGTTGAGATAGGCTCTCGCGTGCGGTTGCTCGGCGATGGGCCGTCGAGCTGGTCTTGCTGGCTTGTCGTCGCGCGACCGCGCGTGTTGATGGGGTGGGGCACGCTCCCGGGTGCGTACGTGTTCACCGGCAAGGGTGATCGCGTCGTCATGGGTGGCAAGCGCACCGACGCCATGAAAGCGCTCGTGCGCGACTACTCGCGGCCCGGTCAACTTGTCGTCGACCCGTGCGCGGGTGGTGGCACGACGCTGATCGCCGCGCGCTCTGAGCTGCGCAACTCGGTCGGCGCCGAGGCCCTCGTCGAGCAATACGACGTCGCCGCCGCGCGACTCGCTCGGCCTCATACCCTTTCGCTGTTCGCCGAGTAGCTCGGCGCGCTCTCGTGTCGTTTGGCCGCACTGCCGGCCGAGAAAGGTTCGATTCGTCATGTCCGGTGCACCCGTCACGAAAAAGTTGCCGTGCAAGCTCTCCGACGCCGAGCGCGCCCTCAAGTCGAGCGAGCTCTCGCGCGAGGTGCTCAACAATCAACGTCTCTTGCTCGAGCGCTCGCTCACGGCGCAGCGGATCTCCAAGGACCTCAAGGCGAGCTCTCGCGTGATCGGAGATCTGGCCGAGGAGGTGCGCACCGGCATCGAGTTGCGTGAGGTGCCCGTGTACGAGAAGCGCGACTACACCGCGCGTCGGGTGCTCACCATTCGCGGCGACACGAACGAGCTCGTGACCGCGCGGCCGATGGAGCCGAGCGAAAAGCAGGCCGGGCTGTTCGACCCGAACCCGGTCGGCCCGGGTGACGACGACGACGATAGTGACGACGACGACGACGATGCAGACGTGAAGAGCTCTCACTAACAGCGCGCGCGGGGGGTTGTGCGTGCTGAATCATCAA